TAATTGCAGTTTTAATTTTAGTTAAAGTTATTAGAGGTATATGGGCTTATTTGGCGGTGCTTATATAATGTTTGCAGAGATACCTTTTGAAATAGATTATACACCTTACATTGAAGCAATAACACTTGCCCTTGTTGTAGGTGTATTATTAGGAGTTTTCTTGTCATTAATGAATATGGCAGGGAATAGAGATTAAAAAGGGAGGTGAATTATGAACTTAGAAACAACCTTAACTGAGGTAGCGACAAGCGTAGGTGGTGCATTAGTAGGAGCAGTTACAACTGCAATCCCTGTTATTGTTCCTTTTGCAGCAGTATTATTTGCAATCCGCTATGTAGTCGGTAAAATTGGACTCAGAGCATAGTAATAAAATAAAGGGGCATAGTAGAGAGGAGATTATATATGTTTCGTAATATATTACAAAAACACTATAAGTCACTTTGCTATGCCCTTTTAACAATAATAATAATATCTAATTTTATTTATATACCAACATCATCTGCTAGTGATGTAACTTATGGCTCTGCAACAACTCCTGCAATAAATCTTTTTAAAGATTTACCAACAGGAGAAAATAATAGTTTTTTTATACCCGAACAACTTAACCCAACAAAAGACGTATCATTTAAAAGATGTTTAACAAATAATATTTGCACTCTTGGTGAGTTTTTTAGTAACGTATGGAACAAAGGACAAAATATTATTTATAAAATATTTAATCCTAATCCTGACCTCAATGTAGAGAGTGGAGTAAGTTTTTTACAGAAACCTTATACAAATCCTAATAACTTAAATCAAGTTTTACATAGTATAAAAGTTCCTAACACTTACCCGAATAATAATGGTACTACTCCATATAATTTATATAGTTGTGAAGTTCATGCCAATAATGGAGTTCCTCAAATAGGAACATGTACAGGTCACACATGGGCAGAAGGTGTTACACAATTACCTGATGCACCTTACAAATTTGTTACTACAAAATCACCCTCTCTTATTGGTATAATTATTAAATCATGTTTTAGTTTATGTGTTATTGCAGATAGTTCAACAATTGACAATAATGGAGCATTACCTCCTCAATTTGCACCTGAACCACAACCAACATCACAACCACAACCTGAGCCGTCAAGAAGATTAAAATATACAGTTCATTGTAGAGATGCAGATACAGGTATAATTACTCAAACTATACATTACTCAGAACCTTATCTCCACTCACAAGGATATACAAAACCTATTAAAATTGAATGTCCTACTGGAAAAAGAATAACACAAACAAATATTTATGAAGAAAAATATATTAATAATACATGGATACCAAGTCAAGTAACAAATAACAATCAAGGAGATATAAATAATAATACAACAGGAAACATTACAAATATTTATTATCCTGAGGCAGTATTATCACAAACAAATCAAGATGCAAATTGTGTAACTGGCTATGATAGTTGTAAACCTGATATAGTAAAAAGTTCTAATAATGGGGCTGTAAGTTGTTTTAATAATGCACCTAATTGTCAAGATTTTCAATCAGAAGTTATTACAAAAATAAATAATAATACTTACAACCCTCAAACATCACAATATCAATGTGTATATAATGGTAGAATTGTAGACATGCAACAATGTAAGCCAATATTTAATGTTATTACAAACAATCAAACAAATATATTTAATAATACACCTAACAATCAGAAAACATTAGAAGATGCAAGAGAGTGTGCTCCTGCTGGACTTCAAACATTAAATCCATTTGCATATGCTCAAACAACAGCCTGTATATTTGAAGTTTTATTTGTTCCTTCAAACAATACATTTATTGAAAAAATACAACAAGCATATTATGAGAATACAGGATTGCCACAAATACAAAATATTATAACAGGATTAACAACTCCAATAACAACTGCATTAAATAATAATACAAATTATTGTCAAGGTCTTGATGTTAATATACCATTAGAAATAACAGCATGGGGTGATACTCCTAATAAATCAGTAACAGTTTATTTATTTGGAGCATGTGACGGATTATTAAAAAATGTTTCTGATATATGGCTTCCAATTGTTAATGGTGCTGTATATATAAGTGGCTTTTTAATAGGTATTAATATTTATTTAGGTGCTTTTGGTATGAGAATTAATTTAAGAAATAATACAGGAATTGATGTAGCGCCATGATAACAGATACTATTATAGATTTTTTTACAAACATTATTGTAGCATTAATTAATTTATTACCTAATTTTGAATTACCATCATGGCATAATAATATATTAATATTTTGGTCTGAAATAATATCAGATTTATATAAGTTGCAAATGTTCGTTCCTATTACTGCAATATTTAATGTATTTTTATTTATTATTGCAATGCAAATTGCATATATGGGAACGAAAATCGTAAGAATAATTATCTCTAATATGACAGGCGGAGGCGGTGCTTTATAATGGAATTATTTATTATACCTTTAATTTTATTTTTTATTATTAGAACAATAATAAGAAAAAATAAATCTACAAATATGGTATTAAAACCATATAGATATAATATACAAACAAGAAAAAGCAGACACTCATGGAGGTTAGGATTTTAATGAATACACATAATTTTTTTCATCCGTCGGACAGAATTAATCAAAGATCAAGGTTAAGACGTCGTTCTTACCCTATACATGCATATCTCGGGACAGGTAACGGTTCAGGTAAGTCACTTATGATGATACATGACACGCTTCCCTCTCTTGAAGTCGGACGCCCTGTTTTATCAACTGTCCGCCTTTTAGATTATAAAAATCCAAGACCATGTGAAGACCCTACATGTACTTTTACAGGTCATCCTAATCATTTACAGGCACATCCTTTATGGATACCTTTTAAAGATTATCAACAATTACTTGATGCAAAAGATTGTGATATATTATTTGATGAGGTAACAGGTATTGCATCATCAAGAGAATACCAATCTATGCCTATGCAAGTCGCTAATTTTCTCGTTCAATTAAGACGTCGTAATGTTGCACTTCGTTGGAGTTCTACGAACTGGGCTCGTTCAGATATAATTATTAGAGAAGTAACACAGGCTGCAACTTTATCTGTTCCATATTTTAGCAGAACAAGAAAATCAAAAAAAGGTGAGCCTCCTATACTTTGGAAAGATAGATTTATATTTTTTACAAGAACATTTGACGCTTCTTTGTTAGATGATTTTGATGCACGAGGTGCAGATATGGGATTATTAAAACCTCATGCATTACAGTTATATTTTAGAAAAGGTGCATATGCTATGACTGCATATGATACATTAGACCCTGTTTTGTCATTAGGCTGGGCTAATGAGGCAGGTATGTGTATGTCTTGCGGTGGTCGTCGTTCAATACCTAAATGTTCCTGTTCTTCAAAACATCATATTGAACCTCCTGTTAATCATCCGCCATTGGAACGCGTCGCGACCAATGGCGGATTTAACTTTAAAGATTATATATCTAAGATTTAATATTAAACAACCTGTCGTTTGTTTTAATAACAAACTCCGTTGTTTAATATTATCCTCTCCATACGATCTAATTAGGGACATTAAAAACAACAAAAAAATATCTACTTGATATTATATATAAAAGTAAGTGAGTAATTGGGGGATAGTGGCATATTGCAAAACATAACGTATAATATAAAAGATTTTATAGAAAGGAAATCACATGAAAGAAATATTAAAAAGAGATAAATCATATATTGCAATAATTGCATTAACACAGTTACTAGATTTTATAACAACTTATATAGGAATATACTACATTGGACTTACAGAAGCCAACCCATTAGCAAACATTTTTGTAGAAAAAGGTGCGTTATTTTTATTCACGTTCAAAGTTCTCGCAACTTTTCTTATAATTGCTCTCTCAATGGGTCAAAAACGGCGTTATAAGGCTTATATAGCCCTTTTTAGCATAGTCATTATAAATAATACTTATCACATTATAAACATGGCTTAAATCGCCTTATATGCCTTTACCACATATCTTGGTAATACGCAAATAACTCTTCACCTAATTAATAGACAAAACATCAAAAGAAAGGAAAATAATAAGATGAAAACTACTCTACAAAATACACAATTAAGGAGAAAGTTACGATACAATCTAAGATATTATTTACATCAAAACAGCAATATTAAGAGAGTAAGAAATTGCGGAGCATTTTCTTTTGGCTCTCCTAATTTTAGATTGGGCGGAACTATCTCTCAACCACATGCAACAGTATCAGGACTTGAAACATGTAGCAGTGTGTGGGCTTGTCCTGTCTGTTCTGCAAAAATATCAACATATAGAAAAACAGAATTATCTCAAATAATAAATCACTGGGATAAACAGATATTATTTATAACATTTACAATAAGACATAACTCATCACAATCACTTAAAGAGATATGGGAAGCAATGACAAAAGCATGGACAATTTTTACAAGTGGTAAGGGTTATTTATTATTAAAAGACAGTTATGAAATTGAACATTATATTAAATCAACTGAAATAACTTACTCAGAGAGAAACGGGTGGCATTTACATTTACATACTGTATTTTTTATGAATAAAAAAATAAAAAATAAAACACAATTTAAGAAAAGAATATTTACAAGGTGGAACAATGCTTTGTCAAAATCAAATTTTGATTGCACTTTAGAGAATGGTGTTGATGTTGTAGATGTTTATAAGAATAGTGGACTTGGTGCTTATATGGCTAAACTCTCTGACGATATCGCATATGAAATAAATGGAACAAATACAAAAATTGCAAAAGGCAAAAGTATGACAATGTTAACTGTTTTAAATACTTTATTAGATATTAAAAAATCTAATAAAGAATATTATATAAATGATGAATATAATAGGTTATTAAAAGTTTGGCATGAGTACGAAATTGTAAGTAAAGGAAAAAGACAAATAACTTTTTCTAAGGGATTAAAAAAACTCGCTAATATACAAGAAGATTATACAGATGAGGAAATAATGCAATTGCAAATGTTGTTTGGTCAATTAGCATTTTTAACAACTGCAAAAGATTATTATGATATGTATAATAAACGTCTTGTTCCTGGTATATTATCATCAATTGAAAATAATGGCATTTTGTATACTGCTACGGAACTGTTAAAATTAGGTTATGATGTTTTTGATGTTAATCTACAATTATCATTACCTGAAAACATAGAAGAGTATAAAGAAAGGATACAGCAACTATGACAGATAAAGAAGAAATACTTTTAAAAGTATTTGATAAAATAGCAGAGAATATTTTCTCAATACAAAATTACTCATTAACTGATGATGAGATTGAAATGGTAATATTAGAAACTGCTAAGTATATTAAATACAGAGATAGATTACAAGGTGACATTTTTTATGGCTAATTATACAAATAACACAACTTGGATATTAAGTGATATTACTTTTATCCATAATATATTACTAAATACAACATATAACAAATCTAATCATAATATTAATGATTGTTTATTATGGAAAGGAAAAACTAACAGTAGAGGTTATCCCGAAGTAGTAGTTAGTAAAGTAGTTTATAAAGTTCATAGGCTTGTATATCAAGCATATAACCCTGATGATAATATTAACGATATGCCAATACATCATAAATGTGGTAATAGGTTATGCGTTAATAGGTATCATTTACAAAAAGTAACACACGCTCAAAACGTAGCCGAGATGAACGCAAGGTTATGGTATGAAAAGGAAATCAAAAGATTATCAGATATAATCTCGCGATGCAATAAATGTAACTCTGTTAATAATAGACAAACATATAGAGTTACGGATAATATAAAGGAAAGGAAAATTAAACCATGAATATATTATACCCAGCACACTATGTAAAAACCAATGCAAAAGAAGTAATTGATCCTGTAACCAATCAGACAGTTACATATTTAAGTTTTGTCGTCGCCGACAAAAATGCCCCTTATCTGTGGGCTTACTCAACAGATATAACGGAGTTCCCTCAACCAAACTCTGACGTTGTATTTGAAGCAACAGTTAGAGCAAAGAAAAATAAAGAGGGATACCCTACATTGTCAGTAAGAGTAAAATCCATAAAGGCAGTGTAATATGAAGCGGTTATTAGGTGTTATTGGTGTTATTTCTTTTCTGACAATAACACCTATAACTGCTTACTCTAATGAAGTTACAAATATATGTGAAAACCAATATGGATATAATAATCAGTGTCCTGTATGGGTTACATTTGATAACCCTGAACCTTTTTTATCTTATGCAGTTTCTTTAATTGATGACAGACAATTTGCAATATTAACTACCATTTTATTATTTATATTTATTATTTTATCAGCAGATTTTGTTGTTAAATATACTAGACCATTTTATCTATATCGTGAGGGTAGAAGATGATAGAGATTTTTTTAGTTCAATTAATTGCAGTTTTAATTTTAGTTAAAGTTATTAGAGGTATATGGGCTTATTTGGCGGTGCTTATATAATGTTTGCAGAGATACCTTTTGAAATAGATTATACACCTTACATTGAAGCAATAACACTT